TTTTGGATAGCAGTATCTTGGGTGATCGCTTGCGCTTGAGCGAACTTAACCGCTAGCGTAGCGTTCTGAGCGAGCATACCAGAATAGTATGGATCTCTATAAATCAGGTTCATAGAGTAACCATCTTGGTTGATATGCGTTACCGCTTGTTTACCAACTACTGTGTTATAATACACGTCTCTAGAGTTAGCAGAGCTAGATCTAGAAACAGGTGCCTCAGAGCTTGTCAAAATACGGATGTTATAAACAGAACCGTATTCTGATGGAAGAGCTGATGCATTTGTTGGCATTCTGTTACTTTCAGCAATTAAGCTTACTGACCATATAAATATGGCGGGAATCCCTCTTCGGAGATTCCTCACTATCTTTCGAACAGTGTTCAGACTATGGCATCTCAAAGAATTCATCCTTGAGCCCTCGCATTTAGTCGTTGCGGGTAGATAATGACTATGTTACAATGTAACTTGCCATATAATAAAGTGAGTAGTTTATGCAATACTTTGCAGGGATTTTTGATGCTGAAGGAACCCTTTCTCTCCATAGGAACGGAGCTTTTCCCATTTCTTTGGAAATGGCCAACGAACAAATCCCAAAAATGTTTCAAGAGACTTTTCAAGGGTCTATTTATACAAGAAAAAGAAAAGATCGGAAGCAAACGTGGGCATGGAAGATTAATTCCATCAATTCCCAGGCTATACACTTCATTGAATCTATTCTTCCTTTTTCCATCGCAAAACATAGACAGCTTTGGATACTGCTTGTGTATCTGAAAAAATCTCGTGATGAACGAAGAATATTCAGAGAAAGAGCCGCAGCTTCTATTAGAGCATACAAAACCCCTTACTATCCCTTTAGACCGAGCTGTTCGCAGCCATCGATAGTCCCTGACTCGGGATTTTATCAATGGTTGGCTGGTTTGATTGACGGGGACGGAAACTTTGTATGCAATCGCTATGTAGACAACAGAAACAAGCGAAAGTACTTTGGTCATCAACTTTCGGTTTCTTCTATTGATCCAATGGTGATCGAGCATATCGAGTCTCGACTTCCTGGCACTGTCACTCAATGTGAGCGTACCCATAATATGTTGTATAAATGGACTTGCAAAAGACTGGCTGAACAATCGTTGTGTGAGGCCATTCTTCCCTTCCTTCGAGTGAAGGAAAAGCAATGCATCCTTTATATGCAATTTCTGCAAAGAATGGATGACGTAAGAAGATATGAGATCATCAACGAAATTAAGCATTTAAACTCACTTTAACTATCCTTCCCTCAAGTTACCATGGGCCTTAGGCGGCCTTTAGGTGTTCTTGGTGTTTAGCGACGGTTTTAGAACTACCAAAACAATAGTTCCACTGGCTAAGGAATCCGGAGCCTGTAAGGCCGTCGAAATCCACTTGTAGCTCAGTAGAAGAAAGCATGAAATAAGCACTGCGAACAGGGCCTGTTCCAAACTTATCTTCCCCTTCGATACCGCTCATAAATTTATAAGCGTTGTTTGTCATTATCTATTACTTAGTGACTTAAATAACCCATACATGCTAACATTTAAGCATGAAGGAAACGGAACTCGCTTACGCCGCAGGTTATATAGATGGGGATGGCTGCTTTTATATTGGCAGAATCAAAACTTCTCCTTTCTACCAAGACACTTTTTCGATCATTTCTACCCATCAAGACAATATAGAGTGGTTTAACTCCCACTTTAAAGGGTCTATACAGGCGAAAATTACGAAACAAAAAAACAGGATTCCATCTTTTCATTTTGTTTTCAGCAAAGAAGGATATGAAGCTCTTCCTAAAATTCTTCCATTTTTGGTGGAAAAATCTAATGAATGTGAAACGTTTCTCCACTTTAGAAATGCCTCTGGAGACTTTAAAGAAGAAAGAAAACAGCGCGCCCTCGATCGAATGCAATATTTGAAATATTGGCATGGAATCATAAAATCTTCTCTTAAAGAAGACATTGAATCCATTAGAACTTCGATAATTCCGTCTATCAACGACTTTGCTTATCTCGCTGGTTATGTTGATGCCGAATGCTCTTTGGACATAAATAAAACTATGCAAAAGAGAGGAAAAACACCAACCTACAGAGCGCAGATTCAGTGCAACAACACCAAATCTCCCTTCTTTTATTGGGCATCTCAGAGATTTGGAGGACAATTTCATTTTTTGGATAAAAGTCATCTGAAAAAGTGCCGAAACCAAATCCTTTGGAGAATTTCTAACCTTCAACTCGATCCCATTCTTAAAGGAATCTATCCTTTTCTTGTTCACAAAAAACCAATTTGCGAGCAAATGATCAACCTTAGACAAAAAGTCCTTTCCAAGGATTTCTCGGGAAGAGATGAAATTTATCAAAAAGTTCGTCATTTGAACGGTTCCATTATTTAAGCGGGTGGTCATTTCTGCCACCTCTGTATATTTCTATACAGTTTGGACTATCGCATCCCTTTCAGGTCTTCGAATTTAGTCTCTCAGGCTGCACAGCTTGCGCTTGCTTGCCCCTTGTTATCCGTCTGCCTTATGCAGCGAGGAGCTCCAAGTCAATTATCGAAGATTTATACTCGACACAAAGTTTATCGAGTGTGGCGGCAACCAAACTAAAATCGGAAACGCCGAGATTAGTAGGATTGTCCCCATTGCTTCCACCACTAGCATTAATCTGAGAAGCAGCTGAAACGATGTAATCTCGTAAAATTAAATCTTCAGCTTGTCTCATGGCCACAGCCAAACGTTCAGATACCCAAGCCAAAACACCTTCCTGGTCTTGTAAAATTACCTGTTCGTTGATGATGCAGCCTGTACCGAAAAAAGCCATTTGCGCATCAATGATGTCGCGTTGTGGCACTTGGGCTGGGGGGTCGATTCCCGAGTTACCAAGTTGAACCGTCGGAGGCGTAAGCGCCCGAGGTCTCATGAAACGACAAGTCGTTCCACCATTAGTTGTCATGGACACTTTGTCACATACCAAAATGTAGTTGAATGAAGGCGTAGGAACATAGAGCATCGCAGGCGCAAGCGACTGGAGGATCATAGGACCTAGATTGCCTGTATTTGTAATAGACATAGCCAAAATCTTCGTTGGTTATGCCACTGATACGCGTAAAAAACAGTCAAAACCCGACGTGTTATTCAATAAGTGCGGAATAACAGCCAAAAAATCAACATGTTATTCAAATATGCGTACGCAGTAGGCATAAGTTAACATTAGGTTTTGACCTTGACGAGAGGACTATACGTCTAGAAAGTAGCAAAGTCTCGATCACTTTACTGTCTTCGCCGTTCACTTTGATCAGTTCCGTAACGTTGCGAAAATGCTCTTAGTAAACAACTACCTTTGCGAAGGGTATTACGCTTGCATGATGACGCTCTCGCTGCGTGACTCCAATTATATGAAATTGTTTATTTGGGTCAAGAAGCAGGAATGAAAATAAGAGTTTGTCCGCATTTCCAACAAAACCTTCCCTCTTCTTTGTGGGTGTCCAGGAATGTCCTTAAACAGTTTGGACACACATATCTAATCATCAAATCCTCAATGACCTCTTAAGCTCTTGCATCCGATCATAAGCGCTCTTTTGACCAGTCTTAGAGAAATCCCCAGCTGCTGCATAAGGAGCGGCAGAAGAACCTGAAGGAGAGTAATAGAGAGGCTTGCGATTGCCATCTATTTTGCTCTGTATACTCGACTTCGCTTCCTTGGGTTTGTGAAGACCCATGGCCTTAATGTTTCTATACACAAGTTTTTGACGGTCGAACCCTTCGGGCATCGCAAGAATCGTCTCAGCCAGCTCAGGGTCCTGCTCAGCAAACTTCTGCGCGTGCTGCATGACATCGTAGAAATCTGGATTGTTCCGAATCCAATCGTTCTGACGTTGTTCCTGTATGGTTCTTTGAAACTCATTCATAGCCTCCTTTTTCGCATCTTCCTTAGCACGCTGGTACATAGAAGAGAGCTCTTTTTTTAGCTTAGATTTGTTGATATACGGCTCATCATAGTCGTCATCATCTTCCTCCTGGGGAACAACCGCGCGTTGTTTTCTTTCAGACTCTATACGAGCCAAACGCTCCTCAAGGGCCTGCTTAGATCTTTTTTCTTCCTCTAACGCCTTGCGCAGGTTAGCAAAATTTCTTTCAGCATCATTATTTTGAGGTGGCACCCTCTCGATTTGCTCTTGAACGTCTTCTGTCATAGGAAATCCTGGTTGAAGTTAATGTCAATTAAACATATATCTATAGCAGATTAAACATTTTAATCTCATGAAAATTGATAGATTAGAAACCCACGACAGGTTTCAACACCTGAAGCGACAAGATTTTGATATAGGAAAGACTTGCCAGGATATCATTGATCAGAAGCCCTTTGGCTCCCATGCCTTTTACATCTTTGCTCATAAGCGAGAACTTGCCTGGGATGAGAAGATTTCTTTGATGAACACAGGAATGTTTAAGACACCAGAAGAAGTTCCAACCCACAGACTGATTTGGCAGCCAAGGCTCACGAAGCCGATGCCGCAAGAAAACTCAATGCTATTCAAAGCTTATCCAGGATCGGATAATGTTAAAGTGATCTGGATCATTCCTCAGAGGGAGTTATGGGAACAGTTTGAAAAGGGGAAGATGACGGAAGATGAAATCATTTGGACATCTATTGATACCTTTAAGAAGGATCCTAGGAAGTTAGGGGAGCCCGAACAAGACGACTTGCCCGATGCTGCCATAGAGGAGATATATAGAGATATCTCTCAGAAGAAAAAGGGATTTGTTCCAATCATAGGAAGAAGTTAAGCAAGCGATCTTGGCTTAATCTTAACTTGGCTTTTTGTTGGAATAGCTGCAGCATCGCCCATAGACCAATCACGAATTCGGCACATCTTATTTTTCTTGCCTGATCCATAATAGTCCCCACTTCCACGCTCAGTGTATTGTGTATGGGCTCCATAGGCTGTCTTAGTCATGGTTGATCTCTTTAGGAGAGAAGCAACGAGACTCTTGAGGGATGTACATTGCTCCCGAAGCTTTTTCCTTGCCCACTGGTTGAGCAAAACCCACGCCATAGTTGTCTCCAGCTGCCATAAAACGACCAGAATAAGCCTGGTCTCTTGTAGGAGCAGCGAAGGTTTTATCAGCTTTTCTCTCTCTAGGAGCGATTCTATCTTTGAAAACCATAATATACCTCAAAAAGGGGAGTTGCAGCCCGAATTACAACCCGCCCATAGTAATTGCCAAAGTGTTCGAGCATTCGGCAATAACTAGTATCTGTAGCCAGCTTTCATTGGACGACCTTTAATTTTAGCATCGCCGGCTTTCTGGTCTCTCGCAATTTCTTCAGGGCTATCTGGATAGTCTTTAATCCCTCCAGCTCCCTCTACTGACTCATACCTTTTAAGATGAGCTTTACTTTTCATTAGCCCATCAGAATCTTTAGCGTATCCGCCAAAGTCATCAATCTTTCTTGCTCCCATTGGGGCCTCCATATTCCTTAGCTAAGGATTAACTAACAATTTTGATTATACTGTGCCAAGTTTCAATTTCAAACCTTTTTGTTGTTCCAAAAGCCAGGTTCTTCAGTTACTTCTTCCCCAACAAGAGCATCTATAAATGTTGGAGTTAAACACGGGCGACGGTCCAAAAGGCTCAAAACCATCTGGCACTGTACTTCAGCTCCTGTGAACGCCTCTACAAGAACATTATGAAAGTTACTAGCTCCTGGGTCTCGTCCATTTTCCATCTCATCCATTTTGGCATTGAACACTTGGCGCAAGTATTCTCCCTGCATCCCGCTAGGATTAAATGTGTAATGATGACGCCCAGCTGTAATCTTAACCTTATCACAACGGGTAGCTGACGCGTGTTGAAGCATTTCGTCGATCTGGCGCATAGCAAATATTCTCATAGTTTATCCTGCGCTTCTATTAAGAGGATTACCGCCAAGAATTTCCGCCATGAATCGGTTTCCAGCAGAAGCTCTTCGAGCATCCATCTTGCCTCTCTCTTCGTCAACCTGTTCACCTGCTTCCATTTCATCAAGTTGATGGTCGGCTAGAATAGTCTCTAGCTCACCAAATCTCTCGATTGTTTCTACTAGCTTTTGAAGTGCTTCCATGCGGTCTTTAGTAGCGAGAGCATGGTTTCTAGTGATCTCTGCAAGGCGCTCTTCAAAGAGGCCGACATTCGAGTCAGAGCGTGAATGTCGCTCTCTTGCTGTGGCGATTGCGGAGGCTGTTTTTGCGTACATTTCTTGCAGCTTGGCTTGCTCGAAGGCTTGCTGGATTGTGCTTGTTTCTTGGTTGATTGCATTTGCCTGCATCTCCTGTTGTTGCAGGAACTGAACCGCTTCTGTTTTACCAGCTAAGTTCATATCCTTAATGATGAAGGACGGTGGGAACACTTCTCTACCAAAGGAGGCGTTGATCTCAAGCAACTGCTGCGCTTGGTATGCTCTTTGGGTTGGTGTTAACAATCCCTCTTCCACTATCACCTGAAACTCTGAAAACATCTTATTATAGAAAAGGGGAGTAGGCTCTTCTTTTAAAATGAGAGCCGCCTTTTCAGCATTCCAGTTGTTTAGAACGATCTGAAGAAGTCTCTCTCCCACTAATTTAAGTGCCAGATCCCACTGATCGAAGTACTTTTGCAGCACAACAAGGTTGGCTGCTTGCTTGATCATGGTGGTAAGTGTAGATGCTTGCTTGTCATTCTGAGCAGACCAGTTTTCAAGATCAACTCCAGAGGTAGAGAAGATCAAATTTCTTAACTGATCAGCCAGAGCAAAGTCTGATTCAGGAACAGCAGTAGGTTGGATCTTTTCAATATCCTGTAGCTCATATCCCTGATTAACAATAATATCCCAGCCTTGACCTGACTTCTTAAGGTTATCTTCATTGGCAACAGCTCCTACTTTACGTTTCCACCCAGTCTGAATTGTCGCCTCGGAGATATCATGGTTTAGGATGATGCGCCGATTCAGAAGGTAGTTACAGTCACGCATAGTACGGACAAGGCCCCTCACACGAAGATCGTAATAGTTGTTATGAGGTTCATAGTTCCAAAACACCGGTATAAAGGGACAATCATCAAACCCAAGAGGATTATCGCCCTGATACATCAACTGATCGTTCAAAACGACCGCTAATTTCCAGGTTGGTACTGTTACTTCTACAACTTCTAGATCAGGAATTGCTTGGAGCAGCTCAGGAAGAATGCCTTTATCCTCTTGGAAATCAAAAAACTGATTTCTAGTCTTAGAATATAGCTTTTTCCGTTTACGTTTCCAGCGATACCATACGTATGACAAAACCAATAAATCGTTACGAGCCATGTTGTAGTTTTCTGGCAAGAAATAGAAGGACCCGTAACGCTGAGGGGTCCCTGCCATTGGCAAGATTCTGTCTTTTTGATCGGGAAATCTTTCTTCAGCTTCCTTCTTAGAAATATACTCCTGACACCACACAAATTGAGCATCGCTCATGTCATAGTTTCTAAAGTATGGGTCGACAAGGAAGGAGTTGTACTCCCACAGCTTCAGCTTGATATCGCCTTGAGCGGGGTCTTTGCAAGTGAAATCAAGATAGGGCTGCAAAAGAACCAGGCCAGCTATACAAGACTGTTCGCAGGCTCTGGAGAATTGTTCATATACAAGCTCAGAGTTGCACACCTGCGTCATTAGACGCGTGTATTGATCTGTGGTGGAAGAATCGCCGCCTTGCCCAGGAAGGTAGTTGATTGCTTTTCTGTGCTGTCTTTGATATCCGGTGACCATGTTGACAGGCTGTTGCAGAAGATTGAAGTAGAAGTTCTGCATCGAGTTGGCAGGCGTGTAATTAAAGTACCTGTTAATAAAGGTCTGCGAGCCGGCATAGAACAACGTATCGATATTCAAACTGTTACTTTATGACCTGAGATTGGCGGTCTCAGGCGGGGAAACCTCTTCGGATCTCCCTCTCGACCTTCTTGTATTCGTCGAGGTCAGACTGTCGCTTCACCTTTCGGCGCCCTCTCACTCAGTCGTTCACGGTGGCTTTCGCCTTCCGCCTTGTTAGCCCATCGGCCGTCCAAGTCAATCAGAGAGGGTTTAACCAGAGCAATTCTACTAACTCTGGTTCCAACGGGACTGTTCGATCTTTTTCCGTTAGAATTCAGCCCATCGTTTCAGGCTGAAATTTTGAGTAGAGGTTATCCAACCACTGTCTTATGCTCACTTGATTTGGTTCCAAATCATTCTCCCAAGGGGGATAGTAAAAACTCAAGGTGTCCTCCTTCATTCCTAATGAAGAAGAAATTACCATTAAAAAAAGATTACCTCAAGCGGTGTTTCCACCTCCATTTCATGTAGCAAGCTTTGCAACAAAATCTAGCCCATCTCTTAAATTGTTTTTCTATTCCGCAGCCTTCACATGTGATGGTATGAATCGGCCTGTTAGCCCACACTTCTCTACCTTTTTCTGATACCTTTTTTCGTCCTTCATCGCTCGTTAACCATTCTAATGGCCTGGCCGCGTCCAGTTGAGCTCTTCTTTTTTCATTATCTTCAATCCAATGCTTCTTTAAATGATCGGATCTATTACAAGGAACCAAATTTTCTATAGAATTGTCCGACGGATCGCCATTTTTATGGTGCAAGTCTAAGTCGTCTGATAGTTTTCCATTAATATTTTCCCATACCCATCGGTGAGCTAAAAGGGAAACATATCTTTTCTCGTCCTTTAACCAGTCTCGACGAACATAATAACCATCTTTTCTTCTAGTGAATTTCTTGCCGAAATACACCCTATGCTTGTCTAACATTGTTCTCTCAAACTCTCACCTTCGGATTATCTCCCTTTATATGACAAGGACAACTAGGAGCGTGCATGATCGTCTCATGCGGCCTTTCGCTACGAGTCTTGAAATAGATAAACCAATGCCCGTCCATTTCAAACTTCAAAAAGTCCACTCCGCCGCCCATTCCTGGTGATGCATCAGGGCGGGGAGGGACGACAGTACCAGAATAGGCAGCTGATACTGAGAATACGGCCACTAATACGGCCAAAATGTACTTAATCATGAGACTCCTTTATCTCTTCTTCCAACTCTCTAATCCACTTTATAAGCAGCAGATTGCATATTTCTACCACTCTATGAATAGGGGGAGGGCCCTTCAAGTGGTCTTTCATAAGGGAATGGCGGATGGCCTCCAAATATTCAATCTCGTCTTTCTTGCTCATCTTTTTCCTACATCATTCTCTTCCTGTAACATGCGTCGATTAACCATTACTGCCTTTTTCACCCCTCACCAGAGCCATCACCATCGCCAGAGCCATCGCAAGAGCCATCACGATAGCCAGAGCCATAGCCATAGCCATAGCCATAGCCAGAGCCAGAGCCATAGCCAGCTCCATGGCCATCACCATCGCAAGAGCCATAGCCAGAGCCATCACGATAGCCAGAGCCAGACCCAGAGCCATCGCAAGAGCCATCGCCCGAGCCATCGCCGTAGCCCCAGCCTTCTCCTTCACCGCACCCATCTCCCTCACCCATAGCCATCACCATCGCCAGAGCCATCGCAAGAGCCATCACGATAGCCAGAGCCATAGCCAGAGCCATCACGATAGCCAGAGCCAGACCCAGAGCCAGAGCCAGACCCAGAGCCATCGCAAGAGCCAGAGCCATAGCCATAGCCATAGCCAGAGCCAGACCCAGAGCCATCGCAAGAGCCATCGCCAGAGCCATCACCATCGCCAGAGCCATCACCATCGCCAGAGCCATAGCCATGGCCCGATCCCTCGCCAGCTCCATAGCCATAGCCATAGCCAGAGCCATTGCCCGATACTGTACTGTTTAAGGATGCTGTTTCCACTCTTTTACTCCTTCAATAGAAGCTCTAGCCGCCTCTGTTACGTCCAGGATTTCAATGACCTCCGTAAGAATAACTCTATCGACAGGGCATGGAAACTTACAGTTTTCTGGCCTGGCAACTCCCTTCATTGCCAGCTCAGACAAGGATGAAGCACCGTCCCAGTACCACAGCCTACGAGCGTTTCTCATGACCACTTCCTTCCCATTACGACTTTCAATTTCTCCAGCAAAAACACCGGCTGAATACGTACGAACAATTTTGTACTCCATATAACTCCTATCTAATTTGCTCCATATGAGTGGTGCCACACACTTCGCCAATGTAGACCCACCCCAGTTCATTAATCCAAACTCCTTCACAGATCCATTAATTTTCCTTGACAAAATTAAAATACCATATACAATCTCGCCTGCGCGCTAGCCGAGCCTCTAGCGAGGATCAGCTGACGCAGCGACGAGAAGGAGTTATTCCATTAATTCTTCGACTGTGATGTAGAAAGAGTGCTCCCTCTGCAAGCTGCCTAAAGAAGGAGGAAGCGGGCCTTTTCTTTGCTCTTCTTCCAAAATCAATCTCACCAACTTATCGATAGCAAGCTCTCTGGCAATTTCTCGTGTCACCACCGGCTCATCGTTGGATGGAGTATGGGATACGCTCATTCTGTGTACTGACATATTGACCTCAATTATGCGTTTAATGGTATATATTGTGATATTGTAATACAAGCCTAAAAGAGGCTGCGCTTGTTAAATCCCCCAAGAGTGGAGGGATTATAACTCCCGGTCTCCAGGATATGAAGAGAAGTGGCCAGATAACGAAATGCATCTGACCCGTGGGAAAATTGATTGTGAAGGGGCCGAGACTTCCAGCAAACGTGCTTTTCATCCCATTCCTTGGTATAGTTCTCAAGAGCCTGAATGCCGCGGGAGCACTTGGTCTCATCGAACCAGCAGCGAGAAATGGCCCCCCGCGCTAGATCAATCCCTTGAAGGACATCCACTCTAGGGCTTGCTATGAAGTTCATTCCCATCTTACGAGCAGAATCCTGGCGAGTCATCCCTGTAGAATATTCATGAGCCAGGATATCGTGAGGACCAATGTGTTTGTCATAGATATAAGGCTTAGATTTGACCACTCCTAGCCAATGAGCTAAGGATTCTCCTGAGCCTTCTACATAATCGATTAGGTGAATTTCTTTGCCAACCAACTGACAAAACCATATAGCAGTAGAATCGTTGTAACCAAGGTCCCAGCAAGTATGAACCGGAATATTTTCATCATAAGGAACAAAACCTATTCTGCCTTCTGCTCTAGCCAGGTTCATTTGCTTGGCGTAATAAGAACCGTCGATAGCAGACATCCAAGACTCTTCTGAAGTAGAAGGGTACTCTCGCATCATATTATCGCCTTGAGTCTGAGATTTCAAGGCATACCAAGCTCTTTGCTCTTGATCTATCTTAATGCCCTTACCTTCCAGGTATTCGAAATAATCTATTGTGTCTTGATCAAAGGGAATTACAGAACCTGTTCGATAAGTAGGCTCTTTCCACCACGGGAAGAAGTGAAAGCGAAAGTCTAACTCATTCTCACTATCTCTAATCGTTTTTTCGGCTTTTTTACAGATGTCATAAAAGTAGCCAGCTCGCCCTTCAGCCGTAGACTCAATGACTACGTATTGCCCCGGAGCCACCGTATTAAGGGATCCAGTAATGATCTCTTCAGCTTTATCAGGAAACTTAGCGCATATCTTCCCGAATTCCGAGATATGTAGAAAATTAAGAGTACTACCCCGCATAGAAGTACCCACACGGATAGAACTGCCATTCGTAAAAACAAGTTCGCGCGCACTATCGTTAGTCGCCAACACTTCCTGACGTACATCTTCGGGGAGATTGTCGTAAGCAAATTTAATGCGCTTGAAAAGGTATTCGGCATCCTCCCGCGTATGAGCAATGATCCCAGCAGCCATATTGCGATTGAATACACAACGATCAAGAAACAGCAGACAAATAAAGGTGGAGATTCCCAACTGCCGAGCTTTGAGCACGACGTTACAGTACCAAAAATTGTCATAGAGCTCCTTCTGTGCCCAGTTCATCTTAAAGGTGCACTTCTGTCCGTACTTATCAATTATCTTGTAGAGATTCTCTATCCTCCAAAGAGGATTCGTCAGAAACTCTTTTGCTACTTCTTTTTGGATCATTAACTATATCTCTTGAGGTGTCCATAGATTCTAAAACTGCTTGAGCTAGTGGGTTGGAGTTCTTAACGTGAACCGTTGTTTCTTCGGGTTCTAGAGCCTTCCATTGGCGTAAAAAGCACTTAGCCATACCTTCAGACATCCTTTTGAAAGTAGCTCCTTCTACCCATGTTCCGTGAAGTCTTTCCTTGATTGTCTCTAAATAATCCGAAAAACTCGGGTACTTTTCAACGGCTTCGTATAGACGTTTTAGCAAATAACCGCGTTCAGCGGCAAACCTTCCAGGCCAGATGTTCATAGGGTCTTTTACCCATTCAGAAAAGGCGTTAAGTTCTTTCTCTACCCACTCTTCGGTGTATTTCTCTGGCCTTCCTGCTCCGGGTTGAGGCCCTCCTCCATAATGATTCCCCGGACCAAACCTTCCTGCAGTGTCCCGAGTGGTATCATCGGAATTGTATACGCGTGGAGGCCAATCTCTTTTCTTGCGAGTAGTCTTCTTTTTATCTTTCATAAACAATTTCTTTGAAATTCCTAAGAATTTTATAGCAAGAGAGGGTGCTATAAAGCTATCAAAATAATTTGCGATAAAGTGATATTTATATATATTGATACACAGCTCAGGAGGAAAGGTGAGGCACACAGGTGTTATCCATAAATTAGTTGATTTGATGCTCATGGACGATGAGTTAGATCGTGCATTAGCTGACCTTATCGATATATGGCCAATAGATCTTTGGTATGGTTCTCCTTTGGAGACTATCGTGGATGCCCTCTTGGAAGAAGACCCTTATTTCCTAAAGCGAGATCCCAAGCGGGCTATCCAGGAGCTTTATGCGAAACAGAGCAAAATGCAAGCTGTGCTATGAGACAATAGAAAGCTTTCATCAGTTTGACTACGTCTCGTGCAAGTGTGGCGAGATTTCTATCAGTGGAGGAGACACCAAATACGAGGTGTCCTTTCGTAATCCCCAGAACTTCTTAAGAATCGACGACAATGGGAAAGAGTTTACTCCCGTCTTCAAAGATATTGGCGTAGAGGAGGGAGAAACCTCTGATAAGCCTATGGGAAGGCTAGAAAGGCTGGATTACACAGTGCAACAGCTAGAAGCCCTCCCAGATAATGCCATGCAAGCTCCTCTTAATCACTATGACCTTGTACACGTTCTTAAACTGATCCGAGATTTGTTTGCTGCTGGGGAAAAGAAGGGAGTTGAAGAAAACAACCCCCATGAAAATGAGAGCATCTCAAAGAAACAACACCCTAAAAAGAAGGGCAAACATGGAAAACAAGACAATCCTCATCAGGATTCCTAAAGATCTGAAGAAAGACTTCGTTATGCACTGCTTCAACAAGAACATCTCTATGTCTGAGGAGATCAAGAGACTCATTGCTGTTGCTCTGAAGGCTTCTAAAGCTCCATCCGAATAGTCAAGTGCCCTTTGTCCACTTCCTGACCGAATTCTTTACGAGCTGATTCTATATGAGCTTTGAGGATAGGGTCGTCCAAGCTTAGACGAAACTCTTCATACTCTAGGATAGGCGTCTTTTGCTCTTTGCTCTCGTTCTTGAGAGTGATCTTTAGTTCCGCTACCATTACTTGCCCTCTCTTTCCTCGTGACGCTTCTTAAGCTCAGGATACTTTGCGTATACCTTCTTCTTGATTCCTGCAGGATTTGGGGCATTATGAGCATATGAAAGCGCTGCGCGTGCTCTCTTGATGTCATTGATAGGGTAGCTGCCGGCTGGGGCCCCGCCAGCTTTTCCTGCGAAATCGGACTTGGAAACGCCTTTATAGCTCCCCACATTTGATCCTCCTGGCTTTTTCTTCATTTTAGACTCTTCACCATGTGAAAAGGTCATTCCTTTGCCAATTTTAACTCTGTGGGCTGCATCTCTTGCCATTACTTCCTCCGGTCGGCTTTTTTACGAGCCGGGCATTCGTTGTCTAATTTCTTATCTTTGCTGATTAGCTTGTCTTCAGACTTCTTAAGCTTCTTACGAACGGCGTCTAAGGTGCTTTTAATCAATTTGTCCATGTTACCTCAAAAAAAGGGGCCGGCCAGGTAGTCCCAACCCTAAAGCCCCTTAGGGTTATTTCTTCATAGCCTTCTTCATGCCACGAGACTCAGCTTTTTTATGAGCTTCAGAACGATTCTCTTTTCGTCCTGCTGCTGCTTCATGCTCTTTCTTCATCTTTTCAGATTCTTTCTTAGCCATATCTAGCTCCTACGCTTTTTCCCCGTTCCCAATAGTCCGCCAGCGGCTGGAAACAGCTTCCGCATTTTTCTAAGAGGTTCTTTTTCCCTCGGCTTGTACTTACATTCCGTACACAAATCAGTATAACCAAAATTTCTCTTAAAAGAAAAAGAGGTTACACACTTTTCTTCACCGCATTTTTTACAGGTTTTTGAGTTGGGCATATCTCGGAAATTGTAATGATGGTTTGAGGCTTCAGAGAATAGACTTTCTTGGCAAAGCCTTCTACATTGATGTTGTCATCTTTGATGACTGTACCTATGAGACAGTCTTCTGCAAATTTTTGAAGGTTCGTACGGTCACAACGACATGAATGATATACCTCTTCTCCCGCTTGCACACGTTTTAGAATGCTCTTCTTATATTTCGGGATAGGCATATAAAAGATAAAGTCGATACGAACTGGATAGTCAATCAAATCTTTAGAAGAAGATAGACCCCCATGAGTTTGAGCATGCTGCACAAACAGCTCCCATTGCGCCCTTTTCTTCTCGCAGTACTTCGGACTGTAGCTCTTCTTGCCATAGCCTTTATGAGCCTGCCAGGGAGTAGGCTCACCAGGGATTACGTATTGCATACGCGAACAATCCGTCTATTTGGCCCCACAGCATAACCCCAATGGGTGATAGGGACAAACTCTTTAGTAACTTTTTGAATCTTGATGGCTAGTAGGGGACTTGGAATAGTCTTGTTGTTTACCCATAGGCAAACGCTAGCAGCCGAACATCCCATCTTAGCTGCAAATTCTGCATAGGAAAGCCCTTTTTCGTCCAAATAAGATTTAAGCAAATTTCCCTTGGAATCTGTTCTCAAAATATTCCTCCTGTTAAATATGGTTAAATATACAAAAACGGATATTTAATTGGATATAAAACAGGATGTTTAACGTATTTTAGGAGAGAAAAATCATTAAATCTTGACTGGAAATTAAACGTCCTGACACAATGAGCTTATCATTGATAATGACTAAGCGAGGACAAGCCGATGTACATTGAGCCAGAAGAAGAACCAACTGTTTGGAATTCCCTAATAGTTCAGGACCCAAAGGAGTGCTGGGTGGATGAAGATCTTGTGGCTGAGTATGAGTACAAGGTTCAAAAGGAGATGGATAGCGCCTGGGTGAAAGAAGAAATATCCCATGGAGCTTGCAAAGAAGAAATTGAGATGTCTCTTTGGAGAGACTTTGAGGAGTGGGTACAATCCCATAGAGAAATGGATGAATTTTACAGAGGAGAAGACGCATATGACGACTTCATTGGAAGATAACACAAAAAAGAAAGACAAGATTGCTGCTGCTTTGTGCAAGGCACAGGGAGAATTCCCGATCCTTGAGAAGAAGAGCAAAGCTTACAACTACATGTATGCGGATCTTCCTGAGACATTGCAGGCTATCCAGCCAATCCTACTCAAGCATGATCTATGCATTGTGCATTCGGTGGTTGAAGGGGACATTCCAAGAATGATTAGCTATCTCTACCACTCAAGTGGCCAGGAGTTTAGCACTGAATCACGACTAGATTACAGAGCTGATGGGAAGGTTAATGCTATGCAAGCCAAGGGCTCAGCTATTACCTACGCTAAGAGATATAATATTGGGTGCCTTTTGAACCTTGCAGCTGATAAAGAGTCAGATGATGACGGGGAGAAATCCAGCCCAAAGGTAAAGAGAGAAGAGCTCATAGGTATGGAACATTTGAAGGAAATATCTGGCTGGTTGAAAACTTTCCCAGACGCTAGACAGTATCTTTGCAATAAGTATCAGGTGAGCAGCATCGATCTCATTCCTGCTGACGCATTCAATGCTATTATAAATCTTTTCAAAAAGCGCTATGCGCAGATGAAGGAAGAGGAGGGGAAGGCTTCCACTGACCGCTCCAGAGAGGGAAAAGCAAGAGAGGAGACCGCTAATGATGAATCCTGATGATATGGATGATGTATTAGAGGCTGTTGATAAGTGTGAAAAAAAGTTGGTGCATTACATCAATGAAGAGCTAATGCCTGATATCATCGTGGTACAGGCGCTGATGCGTATAGCGTGTAAGATCATTACGCACTATCCGCTAGATCAGCAAACACAAATGCTAGAAATGTTTAATCAGTTATTGGTGAAGGATGAGCGTAATAGAGGTAGGTAGCCAAGAATGGCTAGAGATAAGAAGGAAATATATCACAGCTACAGATCTGCCTGTGATTATGGGAATAAGTCCATGGAAGACTCCTCAACAACTATATGAAGAAAAGACTGGGGAAGCAGAACCTGAGCCTAGCACTTTTTGGATGGAGAGAGGAACAGAACTAGAGCCAGAAGCCAGACATATCTTTGAAACCAGATTTGCAACACTTGTAGATCCTCAGTGGGTAGTCAGCCCAGAGATAGAATGGGCGGCAGCAAGTTTAGATGGATGGGATGGGGGAGAAACTCTAGTAGAAATCAAGTGCCCAGGCAAGAAGAATCACGATATAGCCAAGAAAGGTGAGATCCCAAAGTATTACTATCCCCAGATCCAGTGGCAAATGATGGTTACCATGCAAAATCGTGCCTGGTATGTGAGCTATAGACCAGAAGATATTAATCATTTTGTTGCGATGCCTGTGAAAAGAGATCAAGCATACATTGATGAGATGATAGAGAAAGCAGCGGAGTTTTATGCGTCGATAAAACACAAAACCCCGCTAGGTTGGAAAAACCTAAACCCTTCTTCCGGAGCTGTCATAATTTCTGACGAAGAGTCCCTGGTTCTCGAAAGGGAGCTGTATCAGATCCTATCGCGAAGAAGAGAAGAAGACGAAAGGATAGAGTTCATTAAACAGCAGCTCATCAAAAGTTGCAATGGCAAAAAGGGAGCAGGAAAATACCTTA